TCCAGCGGTTTCAAAATTGGTTTTACAGATTTAAAACCTTGCTGTGACTCAACAATATTGAAAAAAGTACATTCTGCTTTATTAGCATCATTGTAGATTGCTTGCAATAAATCTATTTGATACTTTTACCGTTTTTAATAAAACAGGTTAATTTATAAGGCAAGTACGGAGCGAGATAAACTACTGGCGCTACTTTATTTTTGTTTTTTGAACTCATTGCTTTTTATTAAAAATTGTTGTTTTTGCCAAATGGTTTGGCATTTAAAAAAATAACTTAGCCGTGCTTTGCTTTCATAAACTGGTCGAACAAATCTTGCTGGCCTGCATCCGGATCCTTTTGATCTACTAGCTTGCTGCGGTCCTTGAAGCTGAATCCAAAATGCTTGCTGAGTTCGTTGATTTCCTTAATCATTTTTTCACGAATCGTTACATAACCAGATACATTGGTTGCACCACCTTTGAAGGTTTGAATCAACCCGCCGTGAAAACCTTTTTTGCGGATCTCGTTTTCGGCTTGTATATAGTAATCTACCGAGGTTGCCAATTGATGCAAGTGTATCAAGTCAGGCTTTGTCAACTTGCGAGTATCAACAAGCTGCTGCCCAAAATATTCATACCAATATTTTTGCTCTTTTGATAAATCAAACTTTGCATTTGGCGCAGGTAATTTTTTTAAAATCTCGTAAAGATTTTTATTCACATCAGCAACCTCACCATCTCCTTTTATTATTTTCATTGCGCACATATTACTAACAATTAACTATTTACACCCCCCTACCTAAAATAACACTCCGAGTAAAATTCTACCTAAACAGCGATGTAGGCCCGCTTTCAACTATCGAGATTTTACCCCATACCCCCTGCACGGCTCTCATGCGAAGATTTTCTATTGTGACAACTTTCACATAAACTTTGACAATTAGTCTCGTCTAGCTTCGCACCGCCGTTGTTAATCGTTACGATGTGATCGACAACCTTAGCCGGAACAACCAAGCCTTTAGCTTCACACATCACACACACAGGATTCTTTTCTTTAAAAGCTTTTGCAAACTTTCTCCAGGGCCACGAATTGTAAAAAGATGTGTTATCCTTTTCACGAGCGAAGGCAGCTCTTTGAGGTACCCAGCTTCTTACTATCTTGTTTGGTTTACTTGCCATAACTAAAAATCAATATCTTTATCTTCAATATCATCGAACGCATCAGCAGGCAACATCATTGGCAACGGTTGCTCTTCACTAACTTCGCTGTGACTATCTTTCACAACCTTTGGATCTTCGAACTTTGTCTTATCACCTTGCCAGTGCAATCCTATCGTTGTACCAGGAGCGCCACCTCGGTACTTAGCAAATATGATTTCAGTGTTAGCACCCATTTCCAAAAGCTCATCATCAACTTCAATGTTATAGTATTCTGGTCGATAGATAAACGTTACCATATCAGCATCTTGTTCAATTGCTCCCGATTCACGCAAATCAGATAACATTGGTCTTTTACTTGATCCACGAGTTTCAACAGCTCTTGATAATTGCGATAGCGCTATTACAGGAATATTTAATTCTTTAGCCAATCCTTTCAACTTTCTTGATATGGATGCAATTTCCTGCTCTCTATTACCTTGCTTTGTCGTGTCCGATAGTAATTGTAAGTAATCAACAATTGCAATCTTAATATCAAACTTTCTTTTCCACATGCGCAAGGTTGCTTGTACGTGTCGAATATCAGGTGATGCAGCATCATCAATGTAAATTGGAAACTCTTTCATGCGGTGCTTGTTAGCGCTTAAGGTTGCAAAGTATTCCGCTTTCTCGAACCCTTTCTTTGTCAACTGTGTTAAGTGAAAGTTGGTATCAATTGCCACGGTTCTAGTAATCAATTGCACCGCAGACATTTCAGCCGATATAATACCTACACCGCTTCCAATCCTTGCATTTTCCAAAGCGCACTTCAACATCTTTGCAGTTTTACCCATTCCAGGGCGGGCCGCTTCAACAATCAATTCACCTGGTTGGTAACCACCAGTAAACTGATCTATCACATTAAAGCCAGTGCGAGCACCCGTAACTTCTTCAGGTGATTTATGCGTTAAAAACTCAACTCTTTTCTCTACCAAATCCAATCCTTCGGAATAGCTTACATTTTTTCTACCTGAGGAAATTTGTTCCTGCAACAAATCCAACGCTTCACCCCAGTTGTTTAGCAATTCCAACGAATCAATATCATGATCGTAAGCCGTGCTCAACATCATTGACGCGTCACGAATCAATTGCCTTTTGATATAGAACTGCAACAACATACGCGAGTGCATTTCGATATGCGCACCAGAAGAAATCTTTTGCGTTAGCGTAATCAATGCAAAATCACCACCAGCCACTTCAAACTTACCCATTGAGCGAAGCCTTGCACCGACAGTAAGCAAATCAATTACCTCATTACTGGCATACAATGCCGAGATTGCCTCGAAAACGGCTTTGTTAGCTTCTTTGTAGAATACTTCAGCAGTTTTTAAAACAATCAAACATTCATCGATTGCATTAGAATCTACCAGCAAAGCACCCAAAACAGCCTCTTCAATCTCTAAAGAGTGCGGCATCACTTTTCCTTTTTCAAGACTGATCGTTGCCGATTGCTTTGCTTTGTAATCAAAAGGTTTTATTGCTTTTTCCATTATCCTTTAAAAAGTTTTCTTTGTGGTTGATTTTGATTAGCATTTAATTCAATTACTGGCGAATCAAATTTGTTTTGGTTGGATATCCAGTTCAAAGCATATTTTTTGAAACGACCAACAATTACATTTTTTTTAAACTCCAAACCTTCTTGCTCCATTGTTGCTTCAAACATTTGCAAAAACTTTTCGTAATCGTTAATTTGCTTTTTGAATTGCATCATTAAAATTTCGTAATCCGAAGGATGATTAATTTCTAAAAAAGAGAGAGCGAAATTTTCTTTTTCTTCTCTCTTAGTTATTAGTTCTTCTTTATTAGTTATTAGTTTATCTATAGTGGAGTTGCTTTGGGGTGTGCTTTGGGGTATGCTTTCGGTATTGCTTTGGGTATTGCTTTGGGTATTGCTTTGGTGTTGCTTTAGTGACTGCATTAGCATTGCTTTGTCGTATGCTTTGGTAGTTGCTTTGTCGTTAAACACCAAGGCAATAATATTAGAACTGTATTGATTTTTACTTCTTTCTAACATTTCAACAAAGCCCCAATCAACCAAATCAGTAAGTGTTTTGATGTAGCTTTTATAGCATTTAATACCGATAGCCTCTTTAGCCATACTACTAGGTAATCCTAACTTTTTCTTTTGTCCTAAACGATTAGAATGATTAATAATAAAACAATAAAGCGCACAATGATTTGGCGATATTTTTTCAGGATTTTCAAACGCAAAATCCCAAAAATCTCTAAGCAATTTGAAATGGTCCATTTTGTTACCTTTTAAGCGTTAAAAGCTTCCAGTGCGCTAATTCTGCATTTACAATAGAATTACCCACGTTAACCATTGCAGATGCTTTTTTATACACTTCTTCAGATGGATTATCCAACAGATCATTAAACACATCCATTAACTTACTTGAAACCTTATGAGCGTTCGAAGGCTCATCTAATAGCACTGCTTCATGCAGAGGAACCAATTCGTTTTCTTCCCAAATCTTTTGCACCTCTAGCACTGGAGCATCAAGTTGCATTTTACTCGGGAAACTCTCCACATCAACAAACTTGATTGCACCCATAAAATCATCAAGCTCACTCTCTAAAAAACAAAACGTTCTACGATCTGTTTTAATAACTGCTTTGTAATTGACAATCTTAACCTCTTGCACTTTATACTCCAAGGTCGAGAATATGAATCTCTCACCAATAAACATGTTTAACTTACTTTGCATCTTCTCTTATTTTTTTGTTTAACTTCAGTACACTTCTTTTTAAATTGATAACCTCTGGCATTTCAGTGATTATTTTTTCAACCAATTCTGGTTCCTTTACTCCTAAAAAACGCTTGACAATAGACGAATCCGACATGCAGTTTTTTACAAAATTTTCATTTTTACTTCTTAAAATAAGGTTCGAAGGTTCAAAATTCAATCGGTTACCATCAATAAATTCAACATTGCAATCTTTAGGAATTGGACCAAAATTTTGCTCGTAAATCATGCGATGCTTTGAAACAAAGTTTTTATTATTAGCACTACCATCTTTCAAATGCCTGATCTTTATTTCAACATAGCCATCTTTGGATATTCGTTCGGTGCCAATAGGAACGGTGTTGTGCGGGTCCTGTCCTTTTTTAAATCGAGTGGCTTTTGTTCTCTCGATTTGTTCAGCAGTCATGTATTCGGTTTGCTTTTTACCTTTATTAAAAGTGATAGCACCTTTTTTAAATCTTGTAGCCTTGCCAATATCATTACTTTTAGAAATTCGCTTTCCAGTGCCACTAGTATAAAAAGCTTCGCTTTTTCTAATACCCATAACTCTAGCACGGTGCCAAATACTCAACAATGTTCTATCAGGCAACATCAACAACACATCCGTTGCCAACTTATCTGGATAATGCTCTTTTATTACTTGATCTTCTTCGCTAGTCCAACGCTTTTTCATACCCTAATTTTTTATACACATTATCAATTGCAGTTTTAAAAACGAAAACATTTTTATACTGATACTCTAATTCTTGAACAACCGTTGGCACGTATAAATAAGTGATTTGGTGTTTTAAACCAAT